TGGAGTTCGAAGGCGATAGTGTTCTGGGGGTCTGTGTGGCCACGTATCTGCGCCGGAAGTATCCGGAGCGGAAACAGGGCTTCTTGACGGATGCGCGCAAGGAGCTCGTGAACAATGAGCGGATTGGCGTGTTGTCCAAGGAAATCGGGTTGAACAAGTTCTATGTCATCAGTCGGCACAACGAGGAGTCGGCGGCGATTGACGGACGGAACAATACGAAGAAGCTGGGGGACATCTTTGAGGCGTTCTTAGGTGCGCTCTGGGCGGATTGTGGTCATCGGTTCCACGTCGTCTACGCCTTCGTGGTCGCGGTGCTGGAAGCTCATCTAGAGATTGAAGAGGTGGTAACGTCGGCCACGAACTACAAGGACCTCTTCCAAAAGCACTGTCAGAAGGTCCTCGGGTGCACGCCGACCTACGTGATGCTGGCGAATGACCCGAAGACGGGGATTCGGGTGGCGGTCTGCGATGCCTCAGGAACGCATCTTGCGTACGGAGCGGGACCGACGCGAAAGAAGGCGGAGCAGGCGGCGTGTCGAACGGCGCTTGAGCGTGCGACGGCTTGAGCCTGAGGGAGGACCCTGACCCGAGGGAGACGGCTGGGGTGCGGGCGGAGGCGGAGGAGGCGGAGGCGGAGGCGGAGGCGCTGGGGCAGGTGGGCGATTGCCGCGGCGGGTACGGCGACGTCCCGCAACGGAGGGCAGAGGAGGCATTGACTGCATCCGTGTATTGAGGGTTGTCAGAAGCTGGTTGACGTCATCCAGTGTGCGATTTTCATTTGTGGCAACAGGGGACACGAGTTCGTAGTAGTCTCGCACCACAATACGCATCGGGGGTGATGCGTATTCTCCACTCGCAAGTGCCGCTGCGCCATCGTTGTAGAGCCCTTGAAGTCCGGCGAGAATTGTGTTCATCAGCGCATCTTGGTCGGCTGCAGGTTGCGAGCGAGCTGCGGTAATCTGGGCTTGCCACTCCTCAAAGGAATTGAAGTATCCTCCGCGCAGTCCACCGGACTCCGTGCGATTGATAGGACCAGTGGCGGGCTGCGGGGCGGACCGCGGACGCCGAATCCGAACGATTGGAGGCGGCGGAGCTACAGCTGCCATTTGTCTTACCTGCGACGTTTTTGCGTCACAAGACGGCCCTTCCGGTAGCGCTTGATGGTGCGGCCACGAGGGAACAGGATGGACTTGGTACAAATCGCAATGGCCGCGGACTCGGGGTTGGACCCCTTGCGCGCCTTGACCGTCTTGCGCACGGCCTTCACGCAAGAGCCGAACTTGGCCGATTGCGTGCGACGCTTCCCTGCGAACAGGTTCCCAAAATTAAAGAGTGCAGCCCCAGGCGCGCGACGCAGAGGCGGCGGCTCCTCTGCAGGACGCATCAGACGGCCGAGAAGGTCTGCAAGATAGGCCTGGGCGTGTCGGCGAATGTCAGGAGAGTCCCGACGGGCGGGGTTCCGAAGGTCGGCCTGATAGGCCTCAAGGGCGGGTCGGTCTGCGTGCCCCTCGGGGAGCTGGTCCAGAATGTCATCAATAATGTTGTCCATCGTGCCTGCATCCCCGGGAGGGTCTCCGAGGTCGGCCAAGAGCTCAGCATACGGCTTCGGCATCCTTTTCTCTTCCTCTAGAAAATGGCAGACAAGGAGACCAGCTCCAGCGAGCCCGAGTGGACGAAGGGCATCAAGAGCGAGACGATTTGCCAGTACTTCTACGTGCTGTTCTTCATCATCGCCGTCCTCACGGGTCTCGTCCTTCTCTGGGACGTGTACACCGTCTACCGCTTTCCCAAGTTCGGCTGGATTGCCGTTCTCCGCACCCTCCCGACCCTCCTCATCGCCGTCCTGAACACTCTCTTCCTCTATATCCTCTGCGCGCGGAGTCTACTGAAGTAGAAGTTTTCCTTCTGAAGGTATAAAGACATGGGTGGCGGTCTCCTTCAGCTTGTTGCCTACGGCGCGCAGGATGCCTATCTCTCGGGCACTCCCCACATCACCTTCTGGAAGATTCTCTACAAGCGTCACACGAACTTCGCGATGGAGGCGTTTCGTGTGAACTTCACCGGCGCCCCCGTCTACGGCCAGCGTCTCGTCGCTACCGTCAACCGCAACGCCGACCTCATCTGGAAGACCTATGTGGAGGTCACCCTCCCGAACACGGATGGTACGGGCTACGCAACCGATATCGTTTGGTCTGCAGGACACCAGCGTCGCCTTGGCTATGCGCTCCTCCAGCAGGTTGAGGTGGAGATTGGTGGCCAGATCATTGACCGCCACTACGGCGAGTGGCTCTACCTCTGGGAGACCCTCACGGCCGACTACAACACGGCGTGGAAGCTCGATGCGATGGTCGGTGGGGAGTACTCCGGCAACGTCTCCGCCATCACGACTGCAGATGCGTGTGGCGGCCGCCCCAAGGTGCTCTATATTCCCCTCCAGTTCTGGTTCAATCGCAACCCTGGTCTTGCGCTCCCCCTCATCGCTCTCCAGTATCACGAGGTGCGTTTCAACATCACCCTCAACGACGCTGTGAACCTCGTGTCTGCGAACACCCAGGCGTCAACGACCACGGTCAGCTATGCGGCGTCGCAGCTCCCTGCGATCAAGGACATGGCGCTCTACATTGATTACATCTATCTCGACGTGGAGGAGCGCCGTCGCTTCGCCCAGGAGAGCCACGAGTACCTCATTGAGCAGCTCCAGTTCGAGGGCCAGCAGCAGGTCACGACCTCCTCGGGCCGTCTGGACCTCACCCTCAACCACCCCATCAAGGAGCTCATCTGGGTCTTCCAGGACGCGCGCCTGACGGACTGCGGCGATACCACGCTCTCGGGCATTCCCTTCACCGCCGCGATGAACAACAATACTGCGGGCACGGGTGGGTTTGGTGGTCTCCCGACGGGAACGGCGTTCTCGTATACCCAGCCCTTCACCTACAGCGACATCGTCAACCGCGCGCGCCTCCAGATCAACGGCCAGGACCGCTTCGACGAGCGCTACGGCGACTACTTCTGGAAGGTCCAGCCCTACCAGCACCACACCGCGGGCGGCACGGGTGCTTGGGCCTCCGATGGCTCGACGGGCAACACCCTGACGGCCAAGAAGTTCATCAACGTCTATTCCTTCGCCCTCCAGCCCGAGGAGCACCAGCCGTCGGGCACCTGCAACTTCAGCCGCATTGACAACGCCACCCTCGTCTACGACAGCATCACGACCGGCGCTGCGGGCACCTTCCCCAGCAAGTCCTACCCGTACAACTTCCGCGTCTATGCCGTCAACTACAACGTGCTTCGCATTATGAGCGGTATGGGCGGCCTCGCGTATTCCAACTAAGTCTATAAATGCGAGTGCTGATGCTGGTGATTTCCAGCGACACCTTCCCTGTCTACAAACATCATCGTGAGGTCTGGAGGACCTATATGAAGTCCCACCCAAACGTAGACTGCTACTTTCTCCAGTCTAGCCCGCTCGTCTTCGTTCCGACGCTGACGGACGACACATTGTTCCTCCGTGGAACAGAACGCTACGGTTCCATTCTCGCAAAAACCCTTGCGGGACTGGAGTATTTCCTTCGCCGGCCCTATACCCACGTGGTTCGGACTAATCTCTCGTCGGTCTGGGATTTCAAGGCGCTGGTGTCGTATCTTCAGACCCTTCCCTCGTCTCGTGTCTACGGAGGAATGCTCTGTGACGGGGACGGAACGATGTATCCCTATGCCTCGGGGGCTGGGATTCTCTTCACGCGCGATACAGCCGAGGCCCTTCTTGCGCACCGCCGACTTGCACTGTCTGTGGGCATTATTGATGACGTCGACATCGGACACACTATGCGCACCCTTCAGATTCCTCTTACAGCAGCGCCCCGTATGGACTTCATCAGTCTCGCGCACTACGAAAAGACCCACGATACGATTCCTCCCGGGACCTTTCATTACCGCGTAAAACACCAGGACTACCGCGGAGACCGGATGGAAGAACCCGAAATGATGCGCCGCCTTCTCCGCGACCACATTCTCGTGCCCTAAGACAATGGCAATTCCCCGTATCTACTGGTATGTCCTCCTTATCGTGATGATGGAGACGATGGCGATGTCGTGCTTCAAGCGAAGCGTCGACAGCACCGCGTGGTTTGCAGTCGGTGTTCTCTTCTATGCAGTGGTTGGATTCCTGCTCCGGATGACGTTTAACAGCACGGGGATGGCGATGACCAACGCGCTCTGGTCGGGGTTGTCGGTGGTTGCGACAACCCTTGTTGGAATTCTGCTTTTCAAGGAGAGTCTCCATCTCCACGACTTCTTCGCGATTGCGCTGATTGCAGCAGGTGTGATGATCCTGAAGGTCACCGACTAACGGCCCAGCGTGTAATCTTCCCCTTCTCTAGCTGGAAGATCCAGACCGGCATAAGCTCATCCGTTCCCTCGTAGGCGATGGCGAAGTGTTCGCTGTCAATCAACGGTTCAACCCGCGCAAACACCGTAAAGATGCGCGGGTCATCCCACCCGAGGTCCGTTCGCGGGTACAGGACGTAGAGCATCATTTGATGTCATACTTCGTGACGCGTGTATTTGGCTTACAGGGCCCAATTCCCATTGTCTGCTGGAGCATAATCGGAGCCGGAACTCCACGGCCCGGACAGCGTGAATGGTCATAGCCCAAGATGTGACCTACCTCGTGGGTCACCATATACTGACGATACGCGCTCAACGCAAGCCTACTCGGAGGAGCGCCCTTGAACCACCGGTTCGCATTCAGATGGATATGACGTCCATTGAATTCGGCACAGGACAACGCAGGATCACATCCAATTGTCTTCATCTTGGAGAGGGGAGTCAAATGGATGACCATCTCGGCGTCGGAGGGATGCACGACACGCGTAAAGGTCAGCCCTCGGGACAGCCACCCATCGGGGTCTGCAAGATAGACTGCGATTTCTTGGGCAAACTGTTGAGGGTCGTACTCCACTCCGGGGTCAACCACAGTGGCATACCGCATTATCCTCTGGACCGAAAAACGGATTTCAGCCACGAGACAGAGAGCCTGGTATACACAATGCTCCGTCGTGTCTGCGCGCTTCCTCCTCAGATCAAGAGTCTTTGTGAGACCGGGTGTGTCTATCGCAGTCCCGCGTTTCGCCATCTGGCCTGCCCCCAGACCACCAAGAAGGACGAGTGTGTTGCACCGTGCTCGCCCCAGCCGTGTCCGTGTGCAAAAACGGACCTCGTGATTGCAAAGCCTGCGAAGACAGACAAGAATGAAGTGTTCCTGCTGTAAGAAGAAAAGCCACCTAGAGTTCAAGTGTACATGTGGCGGGGTCTTCTGTGTCGTGTGTCGCACTCCCGAAGTTCATAAGTGTTCCGTGAAGCCCGAGCCCATCAAGCTCGAGAAGGTCGTCGCTGAGAAGGTCGTGAAGATTTAATGGGTCGGTTCACCTCCCGGCGGATGCGGTGAGCGCTCGTCTAGGTTGTGCATCAGGGTATCCATAAAGCGCTGCATCGTGCGGAAGGAGATGTTCCTCCGCTGAAGGACACATCCAACTGCATCTCCCTCCAAGTTCAGAATCTCGGTCTCCAACAGCGAGTCCTCTCCATTCCAGACCTGAATCCGCCAGCGATTCGGAAGGTCCCCGTCTGGAAGGATGCGCCAGTTCAGCCGCGGCTGAAAGCGGACAAGTGTATCTGCAAGCGCGTTGTCAATGTTCCTCATTTTGGTCCATGCTTTTCTCTCGCCAGAACACAATCCGTTTTCAGATGAACGTTCTGCTTGAAGCTCTGATTGTCGGCCTGACCTTGATTCCCATCTACTGGGCGGTGGAAAAGGTGACGGGATCCTACGGGAAGTGGGTGACGATCGCTGTTGCAGGTGCTGCCTTCCACCTTCTCTTTGAGGTGACCGGTCTGAACGCTGCCTACGCGAAGAGCAAGAAGACCGCATGAGAAAAGTCTCCCACCCCTGAGGGACCTTCTCGTTCCACCCCACTCTTTATTGGGTTTGTGTTTGGTTACATATACCTCTGGTCATATAGGTTCCCACGCTCCCACGCGTAGTGGCAGTCGCCGCAGCAGAACCCGTTCGTCTGTCCTAATCCCGTCAGCTCGTCCCCGCATTCCAGGCAGTGGTTGTCGCAGCGGCCGCCGTGGCGAACCGCGCGGTCGCACCGGGTGCAGGTGGTCCAGTCGTGGATGCACTCGGGGCAGAGGAGCAGCTCCCCCACCTTTGCGCCGTACATCACCGTCTCCTCGCCACAGTCGTCGCACACATCCTCCGGGTCCTCCGCCTGCTCGCCCCACAGCTCGCCCGTGCACTCGGCGCAGAACCACGTGTAGCGGTCCTCGCCCTCGGTCGGGCAGACACCGTGCTTGAGGCAGCGGGAGCAGGTGAACCGCGGTCCCATCACATAGCGGAGGTTGTGGCCGCGCCACGCCGCCTGGAAGCGAATCGCAGCGGCGCACTCCAGGCAGACGCCGGGGACCTTCTCGTCCCACTCGGTCGCCATCAGCGGCGTCTTGACGCAGGTGCCGCAGGCGAAGCGACGGCGAGCCAGGAAGCCGCGGAAGGCCGCCTGGATGCGAACCGCAGCGTCCTCCTGCTGCTCCTCCATCTCACGGACCTTGCCGTTCCAGTAGGCGTCCACACGCCAGCGCTTGGGTCCGCGGCGGAGCTCCTCGTCCAGCTCCAGCCACTCACCGATGTCCGCGCCGTAGGGCTCGGGGTTCTCCACCATATCCTGCCACACGCGCCAGTTGCGGGCGGCCTCGTCCACCACGGGTTCCGGGCGGGGGGCGTTGAATGCCGCACGCTCGGCCTCCATCTGCTGGAACCAGGCGAGCGCGCTGATGAGCGCACGGCCGTTCCCGCGGAGGCGGTTGAAGTAGGCGTTGACGGACGCGAGCCACTCGGGCTGCGGCATCCGGAGGATCGCCAGCTTCCTGTTCTGCTCCTCCTCGTAGAGCATATCGCCCCACGGCTTGGTCATATTGCCGAGAGCGAGAGAGGTCTCCATCGTGCACGAGTCTTGGTTGGTTGACTTGTGAAGCAGAGAGTAGAGTGTTGGGGGGTACCTTCCCTCTTTCCATGGCCAGAACCGATCCGTTTTTGTCACCTAGACATACCTACAAGGGAAAACCTCTCCCACCCCTGAGGGAGGTTTTCCTTTTTATAGGGTGTTTTGGTTAGGCGACGAGGAATGTCCCGTCGCGGAATGCACGTGCAATGTGCGGCAAGTACACCGCACGACACCAAATCATACTGAAGATGCTCGTTGCGTCCCTCTTGGAGAGGCCTGTGGTCTGGAACACCGCAACGCACTCCGCCACATCCATGTCCGGCGTGCACGGGTCGTACTCCCACACGTGTTTCCATATCTTGCCCCCCTCTCCCCATCCCGCCCAGGTCATACAGTCCTCCACCTTCTTCTTCAGGATTCCCACGTGGAACACCCGAGTGCGGTCCTTGTATGCGGTGATAATAATGAAGTCGCCGGGCTTGCACTTGCCCAGCCTGTCCGAGTCGCACGCGACTCTCTTGTTCTTTCGTCCGAGGTTCATGTCCATAAAGGAATTGCTGTCCACCGAGTGCGCGTCGGTGTAGTTCAGACAGACAACGTTCCGGTCGGCCGTCTCGGCCAAAGCTGCGAGCGCGTACTGCATGGTTGCTGTTGCTTTAGAGTGTTGGGGGGTACCTTCCCTCTTTCCATGGCCAGAACCGTTCCGTTTTTGTCACCTAGACGGTATCATCAGACTCACAGGGGCACCTCCGCGGGCGCTGGGGCGGAGGGGTACTGGGCCGAC